ACTGCTCTTGAGCATACTTAACGTCAGAATGACCCATCTCAATGGAATCGGTGCGCTTTAAGTGGTCACGCCACTGCTTTCTACCCTCAATCATTGTGCCATCAGGCGACATAAATGGGGCAATATCGCCCATTACGGTGGTGTACTCACCCGCCCGACCTTTAGATTTTTCGTATGGCTCACTGCCGTCAGATGGAAATACCCATGTAGTTCTCAAAGCAACTCCAGTAGTGTCTCAAAATCTTCTTCCTCTTGTTCAAACTCAATCCGCTTTTTTAGCGTTTCAATCTGAACCATGATCGCATCATAAGTGATTACTGTTTGTGCCGCAATATCTATTGTTTGGGCTGGCGCTGTGGTGATCTGCTCACGCTCCTCTGGCGGTAAGCCAAACAAGGCGGTCTTGATTTTCTCCCTGCGCTTTTCTTCTTGCCGCTTTTCTTCTTCCCAATGTTTATCACGCTCATCAAAGCCAAAGTGACCGCCTAGCAGGACTTCCGGTGTTGGAGCGACCGAAACGCCAATAGTGGCAAACGGTAACTCAGCAAAGGCAGCAAAGCCAAACATTAGAACGCCTCAAAAATGATAATCCCACCTCGACCATTAGCGGCAGTAGCACTTCCATGAGCACCACCGCCACCAGCACCGAAACCGTTACCTTGTACGCCTGCGGTTGCCACAATTGCCACGGCAGCGCCACCAGAGCCAAAGCCAGGACAATCCCCGCCCTTGCCGCCAAAGTTAGTTTGAACTGTTGTGCCTGAACCGTAAGAATACCCACCTTGTTCACCAGTGATGTTGACATCGCCGTTAGTTGCCGTGCCACCTGCGCCGCCAGCCGTAATTGAGTTAGCGTAAGCAGTACCTGCACCGTTTGTGCCTGAGTTTGCCGTTATTGTGGTGATGGTCAACGTGCCAGATGCCACGGTGGATGCTGTGCCAGATGCTGTGCCAACCGTGTAGACCAAGGTCTGTGCTGCGGTCATAGATAGCCATTTAATTGCCACACCACCACCGCCGCCGCCCGTTGCCCTTTGTCCAGTTGCCGCCCCGCCGTTACCGCCTGGCCCAACCACTGTTATTTTGACCCATTGGGTATTTGATGGTGCGGTATAAGTTTGTGCTGTGCCAGTTGTAAACGCTGAAGTGCTTTTTGCTAATGTTGCCGTTCCTGTTGTATTTTGGTTTAGCGTTGGTACATCTGCGGCTTGAATTCCAGATAACAGAGTATTTGTTCCATTTGAACGTAAATATTGACCACTTGTTTGTGTGCCAGAAAGTGCTGTTAATGCCGCTTGTTGTGTTGTTTGACCTGTTCCACCTTTATTAATTGCAACAGTACCTGTTACGTTGGCAGCATTACCAGTAATATCCCCAGTAACAGCACTACCAGCAATAGCAATAGCGGTGTTTGTGACTGAGCTGACTTGCCCTTGGGCGTTTGTTGTGATGACTGGGACGGTTGCCGCTGCTCCATAAGTCCCCGCTGTTCCCACGTTAGTGATCGAAAACTGATTGGTTGTTAAGGTTAAACCAGTGCCAGCGGTGTATGTTTGACTTGCGGCAAACTCAATAAAAACAATACTTGTCGTGCCAATCGTGATCGGTAACGGTGTTTGTTGTACCCATGATGTATTAGCATTGACTGTTCCGCTAATTACAAGTATGTAATCACCTTGATCTACTTCATTTGTTCCCGCGCCACTTGTGTCATAGTCGGTTGCCCTTGTCAGGATGTACGGTAATAACGCAGTCCCCGCTTGAGTCAATGTATATACACCGTTATTAGCTTGAGTTGCCTCATTCTTTATCAGTAAACGCTTACCCACATCACCAATAACTAACGTGTAACTGTCAATGGTCAACGTACCAACCGCCACAGCAGTTAATGTTGCGCCGACCCCGCTTGAACCGTTGTTGTATGTGTTTGCTGATAAAGCCGCTGTCGTTGCGTATTGCGCCGCAGCATGAAAGTTAACGCCAGATGCTATGGAATCGGCATATGACTTGTTGACAATATCAGTGCTTGAGCTTGGTGCTGTTGAAACCGTGCCTGTTGTCAGTGCCACAGATGTCAGGTTGGTATTAGCCCCGCTGGTTGCAAATCCTGTGATTGAACCGCCAAGGGTCAAACTACCGCTGTTGGTTACCGTGCCAGTTAAAGTTAATCCGCTAATCGTACCAGCACCCGATACGCTTGTAACCGTGCCTGCATTTGGCGTAACCCATGTCGGTGCGCTTGTGGCATTGCTTTGCAATACCTGCCCTGCCGAGCCAGCTTGACCGTTAAATGCCACCGATCCATTGGTGTTAATGGTCATTGCGTCTGTTGTACTGTATGCACCATTGACAATAAAACTGATTTTTTGATTGTCCCAACTACCTAAAACTAATGGGCCACCATACGATTCCACAAAACTTGCCAATGGCGTAGAAAACCCATTATTGGGAAACCCTGCTGCTAAATAACTGTAATTTGCGTTATTTATTCCCAGCTCGCCGTAAGCCGTATGACCGCCATCATTGACCGCATAACTGGCATACGATGTTGCCCCTGAATCGGTGTTTTGCAAGCTGGTGTAAAGATATAACGGTTCACTAGCGGTAAACCCCGCAATCACGCCCGAGTCTGTATGTAATGTGGCGCTGCCGACATTTAAAGAACCTGTGTCAGTTATTCCTGATGTGTAAGGTATCAAAACACGATTATTGGCATCCTGATTAACTGACTTTTCCGCAGGATAAGTAACAAATACATCTTTACTACCCGCCGCAAGATCAAGTTTTGAGCCTGTGGATGAGGAAATTACGGTTGTTCTGGCTAAAGTCCCGCCGTAATACGTCCCAATTCCTACCTCCCATTGAGTCCCGCCTGAGATTGTGTAATAGGTTGTGTTGTTGTTGCCAATGACGCTAAACGATTGAAACCCTGAGACTGCGCCACCAAGGGTTATCGTGCCTGTGCCTGTAGAGGTGGTGGTCTCCCTGACCCTATCGGCTAAGACCAAGCTCATACCGCAATCTCAACACCCGCCGCCCGACCGTCTGGCCCACGAATAATGCGCTTGGGCGCTGAGATCGCTTGCATTACGCCTGTGATCTGCCCTAGCGTCTGACCGTGCATATCAGCTAATCGGTTGATTGCCTCGCTCATGCCGTCACCCAAAGTAGAGTCAACTTCCTCGGATGCCGCCATCTGTGCGCTCATCGCCGCTTGATCGAGTCCAGCTTTTGCCCCAATTTGAGCCACCAAGACTTTAGTAGCTGCATCAAGTTCTGCTTTCCATCGCTCATATTCTTCCCTTCCCGCCATTTCTCTGGCTTTAATTTGAAGTTCATTATTTTGTTTTGCGGTCTCAAACTCGGCTTTCATCTGCGCCAATTGCATCTCTGCCTGAGTTTTAGCTTGGTGCATTTGCATCTCAAGTTGCGCCTTACCCTGCTCAATCTGGGCTTGCGCTTGCACTTTCATCTGCTCAGTCTGAGCCTGTGCTTGCATCCGCATTTGCTCGGCCTGTTGTTCGGCTTGCATTTGCATCATCTCTGGCGGTGGGCCAGGTTGCTGCTGTTTGGCGGCATCTGCTTTGTCTTGCAGGGCTTTCATTGCTCTTTCAACCGCGCTCTCCAATCCCCGACCGGCTCTAAACCGGCGTACAAGGAATAATAGCATCTCGGAGGCCATTGGCAAGGTTTCGGGCGCTTGGGTAATCATGGGGATTGCCTCACGCAAGAACAGACCGATAGCCTGAATCGCCTCTTGTGCGCCCTGCTTTTCTGCTTGCTCGTCAATTTGAGCCAAGCTGTCAGCCTCAACCGCAATGTGGAAATCTCGGATTGTGCTGTTGGACAGCATCTGAATCGCCGCTTGCAGCATCTGCGGGTCTTGACCGTCCGGTGTGCTCATCACACCTGACATCTCCACAATCAGTTCAGGCGGGTAAAACTTACAGATAATCTGTGCTTTGAGCTTAAAGATGTCAGTCGCAAACCTTGCCACTTCGCCTTGGCTACTCTTTAACCGCAGGCTACCAAAGTTGGCTTTGAGTTGTTGAGCGCCGAGGGTTTCCTGCGCTTTAGACGATCCACGCAAAATGTCCGATATGCCCATGATCTCGTAGATTGACTGCTTGACCTGCTCTCGGGCGCTGTAAAGTTCCCGCAAAGTCAAAATGATCTGCGATGTGTCCATCATGTCGATAGCGCCCTTTAAGCCGCCCTTTTCCGACATTGCCGCCCAGCCAGTCACTGGGAATAGCTTGTTGTCCACGCCCTCGCTGAACATCCGTGCCAGCTCTTTGAACTCAGCATTAAACACACCAACTGCTTTACAAGCTTTGGTCAACAAGTAAATGCGCTGAGTTAGGTTATCTAATTCTTGCGCCTGATCCTCGTATTCACAGTAATCAGGTACAGGAATCATTGTGCCGGTGGTGGTGGTTGCCATCAACGGTTTAGGGCATGGAAAGAATTCTTCCAACTCTAACGGGTCATCACGCTCGTCTAATGCCTGTGGATAACCTTTGGCAATCCAACAAACTTTACCGCTGCGCTTGTTCCAAATCTCATAGACCATCGCCTTTTTGTCGTAGGTCATCTTGGCGGTCAATGGATTTTTACCGTCCATGTCGGTATTGGAACTGGTAAGGCTGACGTTTTTGAATACGTCACCAAAGCGCTCTACACCCTCATCCTTGGTCATGTAGACCGCCCGAGCTACCCACCAGACCTCATCCCATGTGCGAGCAGGTGAATGCAAGAAGTCTGACCAGTAAACGTAATCAATCGGACTGTGAGCTGCGTCAATG